GTTGCTTGTCTAGTTATTTCTGCTTCATATTCAGAATCAGTTAATTTGATTCTTTCACCATTAATATTCTTGTACAATTCTGCATTTGCATTTTTTAATGTAGTTTTATTTTCTTCTAATGTAGCCATAATTACTCCTTATTTTTTAATTCCATAAACACAGATTTCACCCCCAGCCAAGTTACCTGAACTTGCATATAAAGTAAATCCGTCCATTTGAGTAGCGTCATCAAGTACAGATATAAATTCGTGTGCATAATGATTGCTACTATCAGATATAGTAAAAGCATCATGAAAGGAATATTTAACATTTGCACTTCTAGGAAATAAATACATAACTGCATTTAATGATTCCCTTGTTGCACTAGTACCAAAAGAATAATCTGTTATAACATTGTAGTTAGTAGTAGTTGCATTACCATATTGTGCAGTGTTGTCACTATTCATACTAATTGACCTTTGATTTCTATAATGCGTACCAGTAACATCACTGCCACCACTTCTGTATTTGTAATAAATTTGAATGCCACTAGCACTACTTACTGTCATATTAAATAAAGTTACCCAATATTCGTCAAACTTGTCATCAAACACTCCATCAAATGTAATAGATGACACTGCTGAAGGAATTGTGTCCTTTCTTAATAAGACTGGATTGCCTTTATTTTCAACTCCAATATAACTACTTTTGTTTGCCATATATCCTTGCCTTTCCCATTTCAAAATTTCCAGCAGACCAGTAGAACCTAATGCCATTGAAAGCTGATGTACTTGCATAACTTGTGGCTGATTTCCAACTCCTGGTTCTTGAATCATCATCAGATGACATTTGCCCTATTCCCCTTTGTATTAACCATTTATCAATAGTTGTACTCATAGGTGTGCAATAAAAAGTACCTGTTGCACTTTCTCTGCCGTCTGTTCCTGTATTGTTTGATAATATTGCTATGTTTTGGTTTTCAACTAATCCTTGACCACTTTCGCCCAAACTATCTTCATACCAATACATTGTTTGATATGTACTTTCTTGTGGTGTTGAATCATCAAGCCATAAAAACAAAAGATTCTTTTTATCTGTTGCTGGTCTAAAATCTTCTATTGTAATTTTGTACATATCGTATTTGCTACTAAAACAATTTTGAAATTCCATATTAGAATCTCCATCACTAGCAGTAGATTCAGCAGTTAACACCCAACCTTGTCCATCAGTTGTAGCAGAATCGCCAATATAATTAGACTCAACAAAATTACTTTGCCTGTCAGATTGATTAATAGATTTAATTCCATTTAATTGTTTACTTAATCCATATATTTTAAAAGTACCACCATTGATATTCCCACTAGACATCTCAAAACCTATGCCATCACATAAAGTTGCAGTTGATAAACTAAAATTAGATTCTGAAAACTGATGAGTACCATCTGCTAACTCTATTCCAGCTTCAAATTTAACAACCTTTTCATTTGCAGTATATGGAACTATCCAAGCACGAATAAAAGAACCTTCACCTGTAGCATTACCAACACCTGTATGCACATCATCTGATGTACCATTGTGTGCAGAACTACCACCTGTTGTGTCAGTAAATGCCCACCATTTGCCCCTTTTTGTACTACCACTTATTGCTGACCCACTTGCTCTTAATGAAAATTCTAAAGCAACATCATCACTTACTGCATCACAATCCAGGATTTCTATAAAATAATGGTCATAATTACTGCTAAAAACTCCATCAAAATTTATTGCTGAATCATTACTTGCAGTAGTTTTTGCAATTAAAACCATACCTTCTCTAGTATCAGTTCCTATATATTCCATAGTATTATGTTCTTTCCAAGATAGATAAAGTTACACTGACTTTGTCTGCAACACTGCAAGACACTTGTAATACATCTGTTACTTCTACTACTTGTCCTTTCAACACATTTATAGATGTGCCTACTGGAATATTAACATCATTTAACAAAAATGAAGTGTCATTTGTTTCATCATTTGTTCCACCTCTACTTCCTGTGTCACTAACTAATTTTACATCTACTGTTACATCAGCAGTATGTATATTAGCTATAACTAAAGCCATTACTATTCCTGTTACTCCACTTCCAGCAGTATACAAATCTTCAGGGGTGTCGCCACTGGCTGACATTCCATCAAATGTAATTACCTTAAATGTATTTGCCATTTTATTCCTTCCTTCTTAATTAATTATTATGTTAATGCTATTATTAATGCAACAACATCATCTTCACTTATTCCACTACTTGCAGTTGCCCATTTAACGCCTGTTGTTTCGCCACTGTCAGCAGTTAATACCTGATTATTACTACCTATTGCTAACATTTGTGGATTACCTGAACCATCACCAATTAATATATGACCTTTAGTAGTCATATCAACAGATGTTATTGCTGATGTGCCATTACCAATTAAAACACCATTTGCAGTTAGTGTTGATGCACCTGTACCACCATGTGCTACTGCCAAATCTCCACCAAGTGTTATGCTACCAGCAAAAGCTACTGTACTACTACTAGCAGTTGCATTAGGAGTTACTGTCATGTGTGTTGCATAAGCACCACCTATAAAGCTATCTAGTGTCATTGTGCCACCATCTGCCACACTCCAACGCCATTTGTCTGCACTATCTTCCCCAGCATCAGCAAACCAATATTGGTTCATTGCAGAACCACTAGCACCTTGAATTGTTATATCTTGTACCCATTCAGGTATGTTACTGCCACCCATTTGTAAAAATGTATTGTCAGCACCCTTTCCTAACCTGGAAAGTTGTGTACTGGAACTTGCGTAAACAATATCACCTGTAGCTTGAGAATCAAATACATGAAGTCCTACGCCTTCAAATTCTGATTGTGTCAGTTCAGTTCCTACTGAACCATGTTTTAATTCATTTGCCATTATTCACTCCCTTGCATTTTTGCATCTTTTAAACCAGCATTTATTTGTGCTATGTTTGTTAAAACTACGTTTGATGAACCTTGATTTGTTGGAAAATTAAAAGCATTAAAACCACCAGCATTAAAAGGATTTTTACTACTGTCTAGCCATTGTTTTGCTTTAGTTGGGTCACCACCTACTGATGGCAATCCCAATACTCCTTTAAATAATTCACTTTGACCTTGTGTACCCATCATGCTTGGAAATTCATCATAAATACTGCCACCACCACCAGCATCAGGTGATTGAAAGCCACCAATTGCCATATGATAATCAATCCATGATTCTGTTGCAGATTGTACTGCACTTGCTTGTTCTAACATTTTTTGTGATTGTTCTTCTGTTGCTTCTATTAAAAATTGTCCTATGTAATGAACATTATCAATAGCACCTTCATTTGTTCTTAATGCTTCATTCAAAGTCTTTAAGGCTTCTATTTCTTTATCTGTTAAAACTACAGTATGTTCTTTAAATTCATTCATCTTGCCTGTCATGTTTTTAAATCTTTGCGTTTCATCTATTAAAGGAACTAGTGCATCTGCCTGTGTGCCAAATATCTTTGCCAACTTAATTGCTTCAGCTTCAATTCTCATCATTTTAAATTTTTCTGTTAATTTATCCATACCTTTATTCACTAACTGAGTTGGCATAAGTTGGAAAGCTAATATTCCAAAATCTGTAATCATTTTTTTCATAGGACTTTCAGCATCTTCTACTGCATCAATATAATCATTCATTGCAGTTACAGTAGTTATTAAAGCTGGGACAAGGTGACTTGCTAATTCTCTTTTTAAGTTGTCCATTTGCCCTTCTAATATTGTTATATCATCTGCTAAATCTTCAGCCATTTGTGATTCTTCATCTGTCCAATTTGACATTGCATCAGCTTCTTTTAGCAAATCTCTAAAACCTTCTGCACCATTTTCTAAAGCTGGTAATAATGAGTTACCAAACTTACCACCAAGCAAATCAGTTGCAATTGCTTGTTGTTGTAATTCACTACTTACTTCAGCAATTCCACCAGCAACACGCATAAATAATTCTTCAGGTTTTAATCCTTCAAAATCATTAACGCTTATACCAAGTTGTTGAAAGGTGTCTATAAATTCAACATTGCCTTTCCTTGCATCATCAACACGCATGACCAAAGTACGCATACCTTTTTCAAAACCTTGTATAGTTGTACCTGACAAATCAAGTGCAATCCTTAAAGAATCTAGTGCTTCAACTGATATCTTGGTTCTTGATGCCATTTTTCCAAGCATATCCCCAATTTCAATAAAATCTTTAACTGAAGCAATTGCAAAACCAGTAAATGCAGTACTAACTGCTAGTATGCCAACTTTCATTTTTGAAAAAACACTGCCCATGCTTTGCCCAAAGCCTTGCATTTGTTGACTTGCTTGTTTTGTATTCGCTTTTAATAATACGCTTAATTCACTTATATTAGCCATTAAAAAATTCTTCCCTTAATTTATTCCACATCTTGACCTGTTCAGGTGACATTTTACTTGCATCTGAATTGAATGTTCTTTTTGAACTTTCAGCCAATCTGTATTCTAATATTTGTTTTACCAAATTCCAATCCTGTTTTAATGCCACATCAGGTGTGCAATTAAAAGATTCACAAACTATTGACACAAGTCCCTGTTCAGGCATTCCTACTGACCCTGTTGAGTCAAAGATATATCTTGCAAGGGACTTTATACGTTTTTTTCTTCACCTTTTGTTTCACCTGACGTTGCAGTTATTAACCAAAGTATTTCTTCATTATACAAATCCTTAAAGACTTCAGGATTTTTATAAGGTTTAGCTTTAGGCTCTCCATCAATGCTTGTCCAATTCCAATCAACTACCCTGTTTGCTAAAGACTCACAAATTGTGTCCATTGCAACAGATAGCTTTCCTTCATCAACAGAACTTCTGAATGTACCCAATGCCAAACTTTCTTTTATTGTTACTACAGGGAGAACCATCACCCATTCATTTTCATGAAGTTTCACTGGTTCTCCCTGTTCTACAATTTCTTCTCCTTCAATTACTTGCCCTATATGAATAATGCAATCTGAAGAATCTACTTCTTTTGGTTTTATTTTAAAGTTTTTCAAAGTTGTCCCCCTTTAATTAATTGTTTAACTTACTGCCCTAGTTAATGCACCACTTACTTGGAAATCAGCACTATAAGTAGTAGCACCACCTACATCAGAAGTTATTGAATAACTACTGACAAAAGCAGAACCACTATATACTGGTGCGTTAGTTCCAGCAGAAGCACCTGTTGTTTCAAAACTTGCAGTTGCACTTCCACTTCCTATCCTGGTAAATATAGTTGCATCACCTTGTGAAGCAGATGGGTCAAAAAACCCACTTACAGAATAATTTGAAGTTGGAAGTCCTTCAACAAAAGTACTAGCTGAATCCCCAAATGCAGTAACGTCTACAATGTTGACGTCTGTTGTCTGCGTTATAGATGATAATTCATCTTCAATAGCCACGCTATTAAATGAAAAATCAGCAGTCTTTCCTGATTGTCTTGCCATTTTTTACTCCTTATTTTGTTAATAAAATTTTTAATAAACTATTTAATATGTTCCTACTTCAACACCCATTGATACCATGCAGTTGAAATTGGTTAATCCACTATATTGCGTAACATTAATCTGCAAATAGCGTTCACACGCATCAGTGGTTTGAACTGACTGAACCCCTACACCTGATATTTGTGCAAATGCAAGGAAGTCCCCATATCCACTACCACTTGATGATGAATCTTGTATTTTAATTGTTGCAGTACCACTACCACTTACTGCCGTTATTCTTAATGTTGCAGTTTTAGTGCTACCAGCACTTAATGTACCTATTGAAGATGCTGAACCTGTGTCAACTCTTGAAGATGCCACTGCACCTGTTCCTGACAAGGCAGTTGAACCTGGTGTATATAATATTGCACTTCTTCTTATACTTTCTGTTGATGTTGCATTTGTATTTATTGCAGTTGCACCTTCAACTGGATTATCTATAGTTTCACTTGTCAAATTTGCTTTAACTTCATAAGCATTGTTGCCTATTGTTAAACCACTTGGTGCAATCATAACTTCACTTGTTCCTGTTAAAGCACTGTTTATAATTTCATCTGATTCATTATCTGTAGGACTGAAAAAACTATTTAAAGTAAAATTGGCATTTGGATTGCCTTGCACAAATGTACTACCTTCATCACCAAATGTGGTAACATCAGGTAGTTCAGTATTTACATTAAAAGTAAATGAATTTGTAAACGTTTCAAACTGTGATGTATCAATATATATGTCTGTAGACTTACCACTTATTCTAGCCATTATTCACCTTCCTTAATTTCTGTTTTCTCTTCAATATCTAATTTAGGACCATCTTTCTTTTTGCGTGGTTTTCTAACTTCTTTTAAAAAGCCATTTGTTACTAGTGAATCAATATCATATCCATTATCTATATCTTCTTGCCCTAACTCTACAACATCACCAACTGTAACTTTTAACTTTCCAAAGTTAAAAACTAACCTTCCCTGTAATACTTCATAATGTTTGTTTTTTCTTACTTCTGTCATAATATCTCCTTAATCAACCATTACTAAAAAATCAATTTTTACACCTATAAAAGGTGTGCCATTAAATTCTAAGCCACCATAATCCCTGTAACCTGTAACAAGTATATCTGAACCATGCGTACTTAAACTTGCTGAATCTATATAAGCTGGTATTGAGCCACTTCCAGTAGGTTCAATTAAATCATCTAATGTATCTTGAACTTCATCAAGATTACCACCCCTTGCAATTAATACAGTTACTTCAAATTCATGAGTCATACCATCACCCATAGTGTCATTGTAAGCACCACCAATTGGTAATATCCAACACGCTGGTAACTCTCTAATAGTATCAGGAACAGTGTCATATACTCTTAACCCTGATATATTATCAATGCTTGTTGCCACTGCATCTCTTATTCCTTTAAGGCTCATGGTTTCTTATACTCTCTTATAATATCTTTATCTAATTTGCTATTTAATTTACTTAATTGCTCACGCATTTTTTCATAAGCTGGTGCTAAAAATGGTATTTGTATTCTTGGGTCTGAACTGCCTGGTGTTAAAGGATTCCCACTAGCTGAAATACCTTCTTCCAAAGGCACTGCGTAAAATACGCCTTTGTTTGTTGCAGTATTAAACACCCTTGCAACCACATCTAAGCTACCAACAGTTTTTACTTCGTGATTCCATGACCTACGCATTTCACCTGAACGTACTGGTGAATATATTCTTGCAAAGTTCTTCAATGTTATTGATGCTCTTTCTAAATATTTCTCCATAGGTTTACGCAACTTTTTAGGATTTTTAAGTTTTTTATTTAATTCTTTTTCACCTATTATTGTTGCCCCTAATTGTGCTGACATAATTAAATCCTGTGCCTTCTAAGTGGTAATAATAATCTTTGTACATCTTCATCAATATTACTTTGCACGTCAAATGGATTAAATTCAGGTGTGCCTATTGACGTTGCATATGCAGTTAAGAATCTTTTACTTGTCCTGGCTGATTGCATATAACAAGCGTTTTCAACTGCTTGTGGGTATTTGTATACTGATACTGTTGCACCAGTGCTATGTGATGCCCCTGTTGTCCCATTCATGCCCCTTTGAACAGTTATAGTATTACTTGATATATTTGTAATATACATTTGCTCACTATCAATCAATATTGTTTCACCAATATTTAAGTTAGCACCAGCAGTTGCAGTAAATGTAGTATCACTTGCACTAAAACTTCCATCATTAGTTGTTGTTGCTGACTGATAAGGTGTTGTGCTACTACCATTACCATATCCAAACATTCCAGCTATCTGTACGCCACGCCTTATGCCACTTGCAAAAGAACCAGCAGTTGTGTCATCACTTAATTCAATCCATTCTTTTGGATATACAGTATCACCTAATGGAAACAACTCATAATCAGTTGATGCCCATGTTTTATCTGTTGACCTGTCACTTTTAAGTGTTGTCAGGGTAGTTATGGATAGTAAGTCAGTGTTTAATAATAATCTGCTACCCTTCCCCCTGAATTGTCTTGTTTCTGATGTAATATAAAAATATCTTCTGCAAAAAGCATCAATTGACCTTGATGCCATTTCAAGTGATTGTAACAATTCAGTATCATTACCTGTTCCTGTAATATCCATCATTGTTTTTAGTGTGGCAAGATTGCCATAACTATTGCCATCTAATCTCATACCTTGTCACTCCTGTAATCCCCAATGGGACAATTTAATATACCATCTCTTTCATCTAGTGGTGCTTGTCCACAATTAGGACAAGCAACCACTTTTTTTTCTTCGTCTTGTTGCAAAAACTCTCTGTTTTCTTTTAATGTTGCCAACAATTCATTCCAAGCCATTTACATAGCCCTTACATAAACTGTAACAATACAACCTTTTGCATTACCTAAATTAGAAACAACTAAGTCATAACTTCCTTCTTCAATGAATACTGGAAAGTATGTGCTTAATGCTGGAACTACATAAGTATGTGTACTGTTTGAAAGGTTTGCCCCTGTACCAGTTAGTATATCAACTGAATTACTATCATTCATTACAACATCATAGTTGTCACTTGGTGTTGTACCACCTGGTGAATAATGTACTGATACTATTTCACCTTGTACCATTGGAATAGCATCAACGTTAACATCACCACTTGCATCACTTGTGCAAGTCATTTGATATTTATGAACGCTATTTTTTTTAGTTGTTACTGTTGTAATACTACCAGCCATTAATTACCTTCCTTTGCTTCAGTTTTTTTAGGTCTGCCACGCTTTTTAGGTCCAGGACTAGAAGTTGCTTTTGCTTTCTTAGTTCTGTTAGAACCAAAATTGCCTTCAATCTTTGTACCAGCCCTGTTACTTCCAAATTTACCTTCAAATTTAGCCATAATTATCTACCCATTTGAATTGCACGAATCCAATCAATAGTGCAAGTATTGGCAGTGCCTTCACCTGTTAGGAAATGCACTGAAACTCTCATTTCTGTTGAAGGTATGTTTGCACTACTTGTTGCAACAGATGAACCATCAACAAAAAATTCTACATTAGAACCATTGTAATAAAATTCAAGTTCTATATCAGTTGCATCAACCAGTGTACCAACTGAATCAGATTGTGTTTCTGTACTTCCTGATTCTGTCACTGCTGACAAACTTGCTGAACCATCTACACTTTCAAAGTAAATAGCATTAGCCACACCACCTAAAAGTGTTGTGTCTGTTACTGCAAGACCAACAAACAAATCTGTTTGGTCTGCGTCATTGATTTGTAGTTTTGTGCCAAAATACAATTCATTTCCATCTGTCTTAAATGACTCACCATTTAATTGGAAATTACCACCATCATCTTCATTTCCAGCAGTAGTGATTATAACTGCACCACCACTTTTGTCTGTAGATGCAATTGTAGTATTACCACTACCAGCTTCAACCATTGTTGATGTCCATGCTACTGGGTCACCTGTTGTGTCATCTACTGGAAAGCTAGTGAAGTCATCAATGTATTTAACAACTCCTTCACCTGTTGCATCTAAAATTCTTTTTTGGTGCGTTGACCAGTAAGCCAGGTTACCACCTATTCTTCTACTTCTTAAATTTGGCATACGTTACTCCTTTATGTTTGTAACGCAGTTTTTAACTGCGTATGCCTTTTTAAATTTGTTTTACTTTTTCAGCCTTCTTAATTTGTTTGTGCTTCATAGGGAAGGGAATAGACTTGTTAGAAGGCTTAGATAACTTGTTATGAATCAACTTTATCTTTTTCTTTTTTTTATCCATTCCCAATACCTATGAAAAAACATCAATTAAGGTGTTACATAAACCTTTGAACCAGTTGATGCGTTACCATTTTTCTCTTTTACTTTATGCTTTGCGTCATGTCTGATAAGCATTCCAAATACATTGTCTGTACCTGAGTTGCCACCTTCAGCAGTTGTTAAAGCAATGTGGGTAAACCCATTGTCTGTGTCCAAATCTTCTGCTCTGATGTCTATAATTACATAGTCACCATCTGCGTCAATAGGATTATCTGTGTCATAATTCCCACCTGAAGCAGAAGTTGTTAAGTCTTTTGCACTTGTTCCTGATGAATCAGTTGCTTGTTTAATTCCACAAGTATCTAAGTCATCACTTGAATCCCAAGTACCAAGTTCAACATAAGCAGTTGCTCTGTTAAACCCTTCCATTGAAACGTATGATGTAGTAGCAGATGTGCCACCTATATCAGCTTGTTCTAATGGTGTAAACGCCATATCTTCTGAACCTTTTCCCATAATAAATACTCCTTATTTATTAATTATTGTTTATAAATTTAACTTCTTGTTGCTAGTGCTACGATTGGGGACATTGTATTGCTACCATTTTCAGGTGTAATAGCTGAATCAAGTAACATACCACCATCAATTCTTTCTGTAAATCTCCAAACAGTTTCGCCATTTGCAAATCTGTAATGTGGACTAGAAGCAATTGTGATGCCTTGTCTATCACCAATGTAGTAATAAGATAAGTCAGCGTAGTATATATCACCAACTGTACCTAATGTCTTTGCGTGTTCTGTTAATAACAGTGGTCTGCCAAATATAGTCATTGGAACACCATCTGATGCGTTATTAACAAAGATTGCACTACCACCAGTACCAACGTTTAATGCCATTTGCATTAACTGTGGCATCACATCAGGGTGTGCTATCCATACTGCGTTGTTGTGTGAATCAGGCAACATTCTTGAATACATTTTAATTATGTTTTCATAAACAATTGTTGTTGCAGATTGTCCTGTTTCCTTTGCTACTGAAATCAGTGCATCAGAATTAAGAATACCTTCAGGGTCACCAGCACCACCACCACTTATGAATGACTTCTCTTCAAAATGTCTGATAGCATTACCAAACAAATTAATCAAAAGTGACTCAAGTGCAATAGCTGAATCCTGAACTAACTCATCACTTGCTTGTGTGTAACCAGTTAACTTTTTAGCAGTTAGCTGGAATTGTGCAAAGTCAGGTTCTGAAGCAGTATGACTACCAGCTTCTTCAACCCAGTAACCTTTAACACCACCATACACATTAGATGCGTGTGATGTATCTTTAATTCTAGGAATTTTTACTGTATTTGAAGCCATAGGTATTACAGTTGCTCTTGGTCTTACCACTGCTTCTTCTAAAGCAACACTTAATAGTTCTGCTCTGAATTCTTCAGGTACAAGGAAGCCACCAGCTTCACCTGAACCTTCATTTAATGCTTTCAATCTAAGGTCATCAGATTGTCCTGATGATTTGTCATAGATTGCTTTTGCAAACTCACCAAAAGATTTGAATTTACCATTGCCTTCTTTAGCTTTGGTTTCTTCTCCACTCATTGGAAGTCTTTGAGAAGGCACGTTGGATTTAATAACATCTTCAACAACTGCTTTAGTGTTGTTTTCAATTTCATGTTTCAATTCATTGAAATCCTTCTCTGACATAGTTGACTTTATTTCATCTTCTGCCATTTTATTTCTCCTTATTTTTATTGTTTTTAATTTTAATTTTATTTAAACCAGCGTTGACACCTTCCCTAATAGCATCAGCAACAGTGTAAATTTTTTCTGTTTGCTTTGCTCTTAGTTTATTAATACTATCAACTGCTTTCATTAAATTCTCTTTTTCTTCTTTTGTAAAAGTTACTGCATTAACACTTCTGTTTTCTTCACCATACCCATCAGGATTTTCTTCTTCTCCTTCTTCATCATCTCCTTCTTCTTCAGATGGATTCATAATTTCATCATATTCTTCATGTGTAGAACATGGCATATAAATTGTGTTTCCATCTTCGTCCATACTGTGAGTACCTTCACAACCAATTTCTTCAGCTCTTTCCATTGCTTCTTCTTCAGTTGTGAATTGGTCAGTTTCAGGAAGTGGTGCTTTAGCTTCATCTTCTTGCACTTCTGCTTCAGGATATAATTCTTTTGCAATCTCGTCTGCAACTGGATTTAACCCTTTGCTTCGCATTGTTACCAATGAATCTCTATTGCTTGGAATTGTAACTTGTGAAATTTCAAGAAGTTCAACGTCTGTATAAGTACGTTTTGCATTATCTTCACCATTGCCTTCCTGGTAGTCATAAGCCATGAATCCAACTGAATATGCAGATTTACCTTGTTTTGCTAACTCATATCCCCAATCAGCTTCAGCATTGCCTTTGTCAATGTAGTATTTAGCCACACCTTCAAGACCCTTGTCTGTTACTTCTAGTGATACCCATTCACCTAACTGTTTAGTTAAGTCATTATAGTCATGTGATGAAATTAGCACTGGGTGTTTCATAAAATCATCTATGGTTTTACGCCAGGCTGATGAAAGTATTACTTCCCCATCTCTGTCCACTGCTTCAGTTGACACAATAGCTTTGATATAACCATCTTGGTCATCAACTGCTTTTGTTTCTGCTCTGTAACTTTTGAAAATCTTTTTTACTTCATTTTCAGAAGCCATGTGTACTCCTTATTTGTTAAAGTTTTAGACCTTTTTTACACAAAAAAAGACCCTTATACAAGCTGGTCACTTATAAAAAACGATCTCTTAGGATTCACATTATTGGCATTGGTGTCATGCACTCTAGCCATATTTAATTTGTAAAAATTATAAACTATTTATTTTGTAGTTGTCAAACTTTTATCATTAAATTTAATTTCTTTTTTACATCTACTGCAATATAAACTAACAGTTCCAAGTAGTTTTTTAGCAAGTAATTTATCACAATCATGACATCTTGCTTCCTGTAGTGGATATTGATAATCAGATTCTTTTGTTTCTATATTTTCTGATTGTCCATCACCAAGTTGATTAACATAATATGTATGTGGGTCATTAATTTGAACACCAGCATCAACAAATTCTTGAAGCATATCAACATCAATTTCTTCTAGCATAGTGCATCTGCAATTAACATTGTTTGTTGGGTCACCACCTAAAGCTGGTGCATCTAACAATTCGCCACCTACGTTAAATGGTTCTTGCACTGGAACTCTTTGCCCATCAGCAAATGAATGGTCATCTCTAGTTTCATTATCTTGCGTTGTCAACCACACTTTGTTTGTTACCACTTCAGATTGTTTAGATGATTCAAGCACTGCATGGTTTAAAGCTGAAGCAGTTTCAGTTCTTGCTACTTTTGTGGCATAAGATTTGTTAAATGGATAAACTGCATCATCTCCAAATGATTGGTTTATTTGCGTTGCCAGTCCATCAACACCAACACCTTCTATATCTCTTGATGCAATTATCAAATCCCTGACTTCTTTTGCTTGTGTCCCAATAAGAAGTTTAGATTTAGACAACGCATTTTGTCTAATAAAATTAACAACTGCATCTGATTCAGAATCAAAGTCATAACTGTATGGTGTTGTTTGTTTAACTGACCTGGTAAGTAATCTGTTTGCCCTTCTCATTATTTCTTCTTGTGTATCTTTACCAGCTTTGGCAATAGACTTTTTGTAGAAAGCAGTCAATGATTCTTCCATTACTTCAAGCCACTTCATTTCATTAAACGGATTTTTCTTAGGGTCATCTTTTAAATTAGCAACAATTTCTTTCTTTTGCTTGGCATATATTTTTTCAAATTCATTTTCAAGTTGATTTTGAAAGTTATCATACTTATCAAGAAATGACTTTGCCCTGTAGCTTTTGTATTCTGTTGTAAAGTCATTCATTTCTTTTAACGCTTTCTGTCTTGTAACTGCTTCAGGTACAGATGCTAGTGGCATCATAAAGACATCACCATTTCTAACTGATTCAAGTCCAACCAGTGTTCTTGCTTCATTCCTGGTAATGTAACCTGATTTAAAACCTGTATCTGCCACTGATAAATTACGCTGGACATCTTCAGGCACTGGTGAGTCATAATCAAAATATAAATTTTCACCAAACATAGGAATAAACTGTTCATTTAGTTTTGCCCTTATCCTGTGCAATCTTGGTTTTAATACCCATCTTGCAAATGTGTATTCACTTGCTTCAGCGTTTGCCCTGTTTACAGATTCACTTATTCCAAGTATATGCAGTGGCATACCATAAGCACCAAGAATGACATCACGATTCATTAACCTTAAATCTTTAAACTGCATATCCCTTTGGTTTACAGTTTTGCCTTGCCAGGTAGCACCACCTTCAAGTATTGCCACCTTATGACTTCTTGAAACCCCTTGATGTTGTTCATTCCATTGATATCTCAAGCGTTCATATTGTGAATCAGTAAGTGTGCCTTCAAAGTTTATAACACCTGAAGGTTCAGCACTGTTTTGAAAGAATGATTTGTTATATTGACTGCTAAATTTTTCAGCTTCAATATCTGACATGATAGAAGCAATGGGTGACTGACCCCTGTAAGGATTATTAGGATTAGGAAGTTTAATGTGTATAACTTCATCTGTTTCTAATGGAATCTTCTCATGTCCATTTACATATACATATCCAGCAATATAATCTTTTGAATGTGGCACAACTTTTATTTTACTTGGATTTATTGCCCACAATTCTGCTGGACGTCCAATCCTATCTTTTATAACAAGCCAAAACGCTTCACCAACCAGGTCAACATATGTCTGTGTCTGTTCCATCATTTCAAGTCCTGTAGTATATTCATTAACAAAATCAAATAATTTTAATACTGGGTGATTTATAATTTCTTCTTTCTCTTTATTAGTTTCATTTACTTGGTATAATCTCCAATTAGTTTCTGCAACTGCACTAGATATTCTTGATACACAAGCAAACACCCACCCTACCTGACCATAAGCAGATATGTAATCACTAGGTGTAACGTTTGATAACGTGCCACCTATTGTGTAATTTTGAAACATTGAATTGTCTAAGCTAGGTGCTTTTTCTTCTGTTTTTATAAATGGATTTATTTTGTTATACCATGCCATATCTTACTCCTTATAGCCAACGTATTGATGGATTTCCTGAACCACTTAGTTCAGATAACGCCCAAACAAGTGCATCAAGTCTGTCAGGACTTGGGTCACCTGAATTTGCTTCCCAATTGCAAAGTTGGTTTTCTAATCTTTCAAGATTACCAACATGATGTACCTTGCCTTGTTCATAAAGTGATGCAATTGGTTCTGCTCTTGTACGTTTTCCACGTGAAGCGTGAACAGATTTGTATGGTACATTTTCTGATTGTGTACGCAGTGTATGTTCAACAAGTTGTCCCCCATTGTTGACTTCTGCAATTATTTTGTCACATTGATATTGATTGAATAGCATTATTGCTTTTTCACTCCAAGCTGATGGTGTGTATCTTGCACTGGAATCATTAAGGACATAAAACTTACCTTCACTATCTTTACCAGCTACAATAATGCCTGTTTCATCACTTGTTTTTTTAGATGTCACTGCTGGGTCAATTGCCACAACAACTCTTTCTAAATCTCCAGGACCAACTTCCAATCTCCCTTCATCAAGCCATTCACGTTTCCACATAGCGTTGTCTGATTCTTCTAGTATTTCTGCATATATTTCTTGCATACCTAGTCTTGTATTTTTGTATTTAGATAATATTGAATCAAAAAATTGTTGGTTTAAATTCTCCCTGTTGTCATAACTTGTACCTTTTGTAAGTACAGTTGTTTTTGCATCTCTTAAATTTATAAGTAATTGCAATGGTCTTGGTGTAGTAGTTACGCAAACCTGTGGTTTTTCACCTAGTCTTAAAGCAAACATAAGGTTATCCCATGTTTCTTCAGGGTATTCCCATGATGCCATTTCATCTGCCCATGCAGTGTCAAACTGACTACCACGCAATTGGTCAGGTTCGTATGATGAAAATGTTTGTGCTATTGCACCATTGTCCCATGTTAATCTTCTTTTAGATGGTTCATAAGTTGGCATATTGTAAGGGGGACTGATGTTAAGCAATCCTGATTCCCCTTCTATCATTACATCACGCACATCTGCTGGAGTCTTACCAATCAATGCTATGCGTTTTGACAACCCTGACTCCACACGTTCTCTTACCCATTCTGCACCTGTTCTTGTTTTACCAAAGCCACGCCCAGCAAGAATAAGCCAAGTTGTCCAGTTGCCATCAGGTGCTACTTGATTTGGACGTGCATTAAGTTCAGAACGCCAATCAAATAACTTTTTAATTGCTTGTTCTTTAGTTAGATTCTGTACTTGCTTTATCAGTGATTCTGTTGTTTCTTGCAATGTATTTTTTTATTTTATCTTCTAATAAATCATTTGGACTTTCATCTTTGTCCCATACAACTGTTTGATTCCTGGCATCAATGTTAATATCTTGTTTCTTTAAATCAGCACCCCACAACTGCCTGATATCATTTAAAATTTTTCTTGAAAATTCTGCTGATTCAATATCACCTTCAAATTCACCAATGTCATTTATTGCAGTTGCTTTCATGTAATATGGAACAAGTAAGTTTTCCAATCTTGCATTTGTAAGCACACGCATTTTCTCTACGTTCTTGCTTGTTGAATCTTCCAGTGCTTGTAGTGATGCTTTGATATCACTTGATACTACAGAAGGTGAAACGTTTAATTTTTCAGCAATTTTTTGATTTGTAAAACCAGCAATTTTATATTCTAAAATTTGATTTCTTCTTAATTTTATTGCTAAATTTTTTGACACACGAATACCCACATATTGTATGGTATTATAATATACCACAACATATAGGGATTTTACAAACTATTAATTGTAAAAATATTTTTTTATCATTACTGGTGTAATTATTGGAAGGTATTTTTGTAAAAGTTTATCTGCATGGTTATCACTTAGCAGATACCATTTGTTAATCTCTTTAGTATGGTCAGGTGTTTTGTTACCTATTGGAACATCTTCAAACACGCCTAAAACATGATGCCCTTTGGGTCTGTCTTTATCTTTCAAATCTCTCCATTTTTGTGCAGAATCTTTATATATTCTCAACTTACCTGATTTGGAAAGGTCATATTGATTTTTTAAATAAACATCAATGCCTTGTTTCATATCTAGTTCAGGATTGGTAATAATTATATTGTTTCCAAAACCATATTCACTTCCAATGTGTAATAACAATTGGTATGCGTGTTGTTCCATTGTAAAACCAGCCCACATTCTTGCAATCCTTCCATGCACTTCATCACCAGGAACGTTTTGTTCTTTAATCAGTGTTTCAAATTGCGTAAGAATTGTATTTTCAAATAAAGCAAGGGAAGGAATGACAGTGTCCTGTAACATTAATTTATCAAATGTATCTGCAACATATCCAAATTTGAAATCATGCTTTTTAGGGTGTCCAAAAGTCTGACTTATGTCAAACCTTTCATCACTTTCAAGAAGGTGTTCTATTTCTTTTAAATACATTTGTCAACTGTTAATAGAATACAGTGTAACATTATCTACTTCGCCATAATCATTAACTGTTCTAATCAACTTGCCCCATCTTTGTCTGTAACCAAGAAGGTTATTAATACTAGTACCCTTGTTGTCATAAATTGCTTCATCAAATAAAACAAAAGTCATTCCCTGAAACTGAATCAAATCACCTTCTTCTAGTGACACATGACCTACTTGAAGTTTATCCAACATTGGTCTTACTAAAGTATCTTTATAAAAATCATTTGTTTTTTTATTTGTTTCCCAAGCACACGCCCAATATCCTTCTTGCATAACATCTTGCACTCTACCAAGTGACATCTGCAAATCATCAACTCTAAATCTCATCTGCTCTGAATCTAATTCACCTAACAACTCATGCGTTCTAAAAAATTGATTACCTTTGTCCCAGCCTATGTTTGCTAAAACATTTACATCTTCTCTCCACTTCCTTTCATCTCTAAACTTCTTCAGCTTGTAGAATACCTTAACATCTGCATTACCACGCTTCATAAGTGGACGTAGAATTTCTGCATCATTGATTTCTCTGTAATAATAGCCATCAGGCATTGATTGTGTAAACATTGCATTTCCCTTTGTGTTTGTAGGAAGGAACACAACAAAAAAGAGTCTATGAAAACTAAGCTGATGCGTAACTGCTTGGCTCATCATTGACAAACAATGGGTCATGGCACAAACAATGCGTTACATATCAGTTGGTGTCCCTTCCATTTATATATATCTAAAAAGAATAAAGGCATATGCAACCAATGTCAATGTCCATTTTGGTTTTTTTTAAAATTTATAAATACCTAGTTGACGTATACATATTGCCTATCTGCGTAAATATGATACCCCCCCTGTATGCGTGTATATGCGTATATATAGGTATACCTGGTATTAGGCATATATAAGCATTATTATATGCCTATATTTATCCACGCATATCTTTAGGACGTTTAGGTTTTAATCCTGAATTTATTTTGCGTTGAATATAAGTTGGTTCTAAATTTACTACCTTGCACCAGTACCTACCTGTGTCACTGCGTAGCCATGCAACACCCTGTTCAGCTATGCCACCACGAATCACTTCACCTACCAG